ACCTTATCTTTAATGGCTTCTCTAACGGCTTGTTTTACCCAATAACTTCCTAAAATATCGGTTACTTTATATTTTATATATTCTTTAAATCCACCACTATAAGACTCACCTATCTTTTCTAATTCTTGTACTATTGCGCGTTTAATTTTATTATCTATCTCTTCTTTAACCATTTCTTTTAATGTTTGTTGATTAATTCCCGCGTCTGCTAAAAGTTGACTTATTTGTCTTTTTATTTCTCTTCTCTCTTCGTAGTACATATACCCAATTATACTCCTTTTTCTTTAATCATTTTGTACCCACAATGCGGACAATAATCACTCAATACTGTCTTATGTCTTAGCCAATCTCTCATTGCCCATCCGTCACAATTAGAACAGTAATAATGTCCAAAATGTTCTGGCGGCATCATACCTTTAGCCTTAACCCAATAAGCTGTTTCGCAATTTATATTTTTATTTAAAGGTTTAATCATTTCATCTTTTGCTGTTGGTATTTTTCGTATTTCTTGTACTTTTTGACAATTATAATTACAGTCCCATCTATCACAAAATGAACAGATTAAACTTATTACATTATCTTCATTAATTAATCTTCCCAATTGTTAATCCTTTCATATTAGAACCGCAATGTCTGCAATAATTATCATAATTATCTAAGTCATAAACATCTTTAAAATATCGACCACAGTTTGAACATCGCGCTTCATCGCCCCACTTGCGAATAATCCAAATAGCGGTCTTTTGTTCTTGTTGTACTGGTGGTAAAGCTTTTACGGCATCAACAGCGCAGTCTAACCATGCATTAGGTTTTTCGTGTAATTCATTTATTGTATCTATAACAACTTGTTTATTAATTAATTCAACCATCGTTACATCATTCCATCTTTGCCCCGCAGTTTGGGCAGAAGTCTGTTATCTCTCCGTTCTTCGGCTCAGACTTACACTCAGAGCAGTAAGGATAGTAGCCATCAGAGCTGATAATCCAGTGCGGTCGATTACGATTAGGCTGTACCTCACGGTTCAGCGGCGCAATCATCTGTTCGTACTCTCCAAGTGTGATATCTCCATTATCAAGCTTGCGGTCTGCGTCTCTTATCAGGTCAAGATATGTCATTCATTCTCACCTCCACGATACGACTCTGGTTCTTCTCGATTGCATATTTCCAAAAAATCCTCTTTTGACTTTTCTTCAATTTCTTTTTGGATGCCTTTGTCTGACAGTTCGTGAGTGAATACTGGTCTGCCGAGTTTTTTCTGGATATATTTATGAACATCATCAAAGTCGCACATCAATACTCCAGTGTATGCTGATACTATTATCTTTTCTCGCTTAGTCATTTTCCGTACCTCTCATATCCGCTCCGCAGTTCGGACAGAACTTCAAATCATCTACCGTAAACCCTATATCGCACCATCTGTACGCATCCACCGTAAATCTCTGTTTGCAATTAGAACACATAATGTCATCATATTTTTCAGTGTCAGAATCAAGGTCTATCCACTCGCCCTTCGGACGTTCTGGTTGTGCGGGTGGCAATGCTATTATTTTACTCGCATACCAATCAGGATAGTGTGCATCGGGATATTCTCCCATAATCGCATCAATCGCCGCCTGTCTGTTTATAGTGTCATTCATCCTGTTCATTCCTTTCTATCGGACATATTGGTAACAACCATTTTACCAACGTGTCGCATCCATCAATCTGAACACTTAGTTTATTACATACATATGTCCAATCATCGATAGACATATCCCACGCTTGTAAATACGGGCAGTCAATAGGGCAATCAATCGGAAATTGAATCATTTTGTTCACCTATCATATCTGCTCCGCACATCGGGCAAGTATCGAACGCATAGCTTCGTCCTTCTCCACAACTCGGACACTCGTACCTGACTATCCACCGTCCCATCTTGTGTTTTGGCTGTACAGATGGCAATTCCATAATCTCATCTTCGAACACGTCACTTGGAATGCCGTAATTCGCAGTCCAATAATCTGTTGACATATCCTGCGTGTATTTGTCTATGAGGTCAATAACCGCAGAACGTTCAATTAAATCGTTCATCCTGTTCTCTTCTCATATCTGCTCCGCAGTTCGGGCAAAACGCTGTTTGATGCTTACCAACACCATATCCACACTCAGAACAATACCACGGCATCCAACCTAATAATTGTCCGTTATGTTTTGCTCGTTCCTCTTCTTCGTTTATATGTTTCCAATACCCTTTCTTTCGTTCTGGCTGTGCGGATGGAATGGCGATTACAATGCTTTTTGCAATGTCCATTATATTGACCATATCATTCTCAAAGCCAAAACAATAAATCAACTTTCTCTGCCGTTCGTTGATTTCATTAATTACCGTCTGTCTGCTTATCAAATCATTCATCCTCTATACATCTCATATCTGCCCCGCAGTTCGGGCAGAAATTATATAATGGCTGTCCATCTTCCACCCGATAACCGCAAGCATCACAAAACCAATAGTCATACGTTACATATACCAAAGTTGCCCCAATGTATTCACAGCTTTTTTCTCTATGCGGTGTCCACCTTCCCCTCATCCTATTTGGCTGTGCAGATGGTAGTTCTTCCAATGCATCACGGATAAACCGCTCTCGCTCTTTACTGAATCCGCCGTCCCAATCGTCAGCCGCTTCTATTGCCGCATCAATCGCCGCCTGTCTGGAAATTAAATCATCCTCTTTTTCACCTCTCATATCGAATATCTCCGTGTTTGATAATGCTACGAATCATCCAATCGTAACCACAGAATCCTTTTGACTTCCTCTCTAGTTTTCTAGCCTCATTAGCCGACATTCGTGTGGTTGTAACGCAAGCAGTCCAACCGTCATCCCAACTGTGGTAGAATGACTTATTCCAATACTCTTTTGGTACATCGCATTCTCTGCGTGTTCGCACAAACAACTGTCCTTCTTGAGACCATTTACTATTCCACGAGCCTTTATTCGGCATTGATAATTTAAACACTATCATCCTGTTCACCTCTCCATTTCTTCACCATTACGGAAATATGTGCCGCCGCCAGATTTGCGAATTCATTATCGAGACTTTTTAGCCACTCGATATGTTCCTTAATCCACGATAGCGAAATTGACGGTTCGGGTTGTGAAATAACAACATCTGGATTCTGATATTCGCAAGGGCTTCCGAGATAACACGGCGTCTCTGACTGTGCGGATGGCACTCTTTGTAATATATAAACTTCCTCGCACCAATTATCTCCTTTTTGGATTGTTGAACAAGTTTCTGGTTTGTCAACTGTACATTTAGAACATAATGTATTAATAGCGGTCTGTCTGCTGATTATGTCACCGACATTTGTGTCGGTCGCAACGGGCTGTGCGGATTCAAGCATATCCTTTATTTCGGTTAATGCTTGTTCATAATGCCACAAATCACTGTGTTCTGCCTTGCCAATATCAGCTGAGATATTGATTAACCAATTAACGGCTTCTCTGTTATCCATCGGTTCTCCTTTCCGCAAGACCACAATAAAAATCATCTTTGACCGTGACTCCAAAAATTGTAGCCCACGCATTTGCCACGCAATTCTTCGTTCCTTTGTGCTTGCAGTCCTTACATTTGATTATCTCTGGCTGTTTGCGTCTTTCCTTCAGCTCTCTCAGCCATTCCGCAAATTGTTTGTATTCATTTGCACTTTTATACAATTTTTGTGAATGGAGGGCAGAATTATCTGCCATGCCCTCATAAGTATTTGCTACTTCCTCGAACTGTTCGATAGTTTCTTCAAGTGTCATCATCTGTTCTCCTTTCTGCATATCCGCAGTAAAAATCATCGTCTGTATCGATGTGCGACACATCGTATGTTTCTCCGTATAGTGAACGCCACATATCATCACTTTCGCAAAACCCAAACGACAACAGAACACCTTTATAATTGGTCTGTTGCTTCCAGTGCTTGCAGTCCTTGCACAGAATTATCTCTGGCTGTTCCAATGCTTCGATTGCCATTTCGAGAGCTTCCACAATGTTGTCATCTTCAACCTTCATGGTAATGTTCGCATAGTCCACGAATGAGTCTAGGATTGGTTTTAGAATTTTAATTGCTTCTTCTCTGCTCATTCGTTCATCATCCCCAAGCTATCTCTGAACACATCCAATATCATTTTTGCCCTGTCAATATCTGGATAGCGCACATCGGGTGTTGGGTGTGTCAGAATCCGCCACGCTTCGTCATACTCAAACTTTGCAGACTTGAGGATTTTCAGCCATGCGAGCATATACCTGCATTTCTCTGCACTTTCGAGATAATACGCCTTTACCGTAGGATACACACTTGTCTCAGCAAGCTCCTTGTTCATTCTTTCGGAATTTTCGTATTGCTCAATCGCCTGCTCAATCGTCATTCGTCCTCACCTTCCTTACTGTTGTGTTTAGTATATTCTTTCTCAAAATTTTTAATACCTTCAATTAGACGTTCACAATATTCTTGTGCTAAACACTTTTTACAATGATTAAGATGTTTATGTTCTTGAATATATTTTTAAAGTGATTTAAATTCCGTACCGTCGTTCATCAGTACATTCGTTTATCCTCTCCTATCCTTTTTTTCGTTAAGTAATTCACAAAACCAGTTATAAAATATTTGCAAAGATTCTGTTAATTCATATTCAGTAACATAGACTGGACACGTACCATCACAGCATCCATGACTCTTACAGTAGGGTTCTTTGTCGTTACGACATGTCAGTTCTTTTTCGATATTGGCTATTGCTTCTTCTCTGGTCATCCATCCCATTCATCCTCATCCTCTATCTTTTTGTCAAGCCAGTCAGTAAAGCCGATACGTCCTGAATGACAGTATTCTCTCGCAACGCATATAAAGCAATCCGTTTTAAGTTCCGCACAAAGCAGGTTTGCAAGCTCTTCCTTCGTGCAAGACTGGATGTATTCCATGTTTGTCATTCGTCCACCTCACTTATACTTCCCCAATCGTCTTGCTCATACCCCAAAAGCATTGTAATTAATTCCTTTTATTCTTCAATGTCACCATTAAACTTAAAAATCAGTTCATTTCCGTATAGGTCAGTGCTTTTAAACTCTATCATTCGTCATCACATTCTTCCGCTTCGATTACTGTTGGTATTTTTGCTATGTACGGCATAACTCCAAGCAAATCAATATCTCCATGCTTTTTGATAAATTCTTTGTGTGTTCGAAGCGTCTGTAACCTTTCGTGTATTGCATCAATGACATTATCCTCGTCTATCAGCCGACCATGCGGAGTAGGCACTTCGACAAGCGTACACCAGTCAGGTCTTTCGTCATCAAGCCCAAGACCAGTTCCTCTGTATGCACAAAAAGGAGTATCATCATGATTGCAGAAAAAACAAAATTTTGTTTTTCCATTTTCTTCGTATATACAGTTTATTGGCATTTCCATATCCTTAATCAACACACTCATTTAATCACCCCCTGCCATTCCGCCTGCAACCGCAATAGCCATACACAACAGAACTACATCGTCTGAAACAATCATCCCATGTGCTTTTCCATATGAAATAAACCAAGCCATTATGATAAATGCAAGCGCTCCATATAAAAATCTCATTCGTCATCACCTGCCCTTCTCTCTCGTATTGTATATATTTCGCCTTCTTGCTCGACGACCTCGTATTTCTTATTGAACTCATTAAAGCTGACATCGTCAGAGATTGTGACCTTGTATTCCGGAGCTTCGTACATTGTTTGGCGATAAGATATGCAAGCAATTGTTACGGAAGCAACAAAGAGAAAAACAAATGCGAGTAAAATTCCAGGATGTTCGCCGTATTTATCATCTTCAAAGATTATTATTGCAATAATTGCGAAAAACAATGACGCAAGGGCGAAGACAAAACTTAGCATACTATCACACCCACGGTACATCGACTCGCTTAAAATCGTTATTCCGTCAATCATCTTCTTTCTCCTTGATTTCCTTAACGGCGTCTATGATGTAGTCAGCTACGTCTTGAATCGTTTCTTTTGCCGTTCCGATGTTTTCCGTCGTGACCTGCGATGCAATCATCATCTTGTAGATGGTGTCCGATGATTGAACGAATATCAAAAATGCAATAGAAAATATAAGTGGTATCATAAATTTCCTTAATATGCTTTTGGGATTAGGATAATTTTCTTCATCACATTCTCCTTTTATTTCAATTAACCAGACAAATGTATATGCACCAAAAGCAAGTGCAAAGATAATTACAAACGATAAACAAATAAGTATTAGACTTGTGGTTACGTCTAATAGGTAAAATAGCCACGGATTAATTATGTAATGCATCATTATTCCCCCTCTCTCTCGCCACAACAAAGACACGCAAGATAATAACTATTTTGTAACTTAATTTTAATCATTATTCAAAACGACTCACACGTTAACCTATATTTGACAATTCTATAATTCGTTCCAAGTTCTTTTACTTTTCTCTTTGCCACTTCTTTTTCTTTATAGCATCCTCCACGAGCGTTAAAAATAATTTCGCCAGTCGTAATGTTTTCTATGGCATATAATTCTGTTGGTCGCTTTATCTGTAAAGCCTTGAGTTGTTTATACTCTTCAAGCCATTTGATAAGCTGTGCATTTTTATATTCCGATTCTAAATCACATAAATTTCCGTTTAATAATTTAAGTTCGTTTATTCTCTCGTCAAGAGTCATTTTATATTCTCCACTTTATATCTCAAAAAAGTTCAAACTGGTCACCTGTTTCAATGTCTGTTACAAATGGGTCTCCGTCAATATCATACGGGCAATTTTGCGCCACAATATCGGCGGCTTCTTCTGGTGAATCAGCTTCTACTACATCAGAATATACACACATATATGCTACATGGTATTTACTCATATTTTTAATCCTTATTATGTTTGTGAAACCACGTTGTTTGAAACTCAATTATTCATTTAAATTATTCGATTATTTCAATATTATTTGAAAGCCTTGTAACTGTATTATTAACAGCCTTTTGCAGTATATCTGTACTTATTTCTATTGGTCTTACTTCACCAGTTCGTGCCATTCCCGCGCAAACACAATCGCAAATCATTTCGATAACATCTATAAGGTCTACATCATCTGGACAATTTTTATTTAAATGGTGTCGCTCACAAATACAATGATTTGGATACCATTGTGCATTTTCAAAATTATCTATCTTTCCTTCGATTGTCGCGCATAACTCTCTGTAAAATAAACTTCTGTGTGGCTCTGCTGTTTTTGTAAAGTCGTGTAATCGACCCCTATCTTTTATTTCTTCTGAAATAGATAGCATCATGTCTTTTACATCTTCGATATGCCATACGTTAGCTGAATTAAATTCAGGAAAAGTAGGAACTCTCTTCGCTGTTCTGGTATCACCCAATGTATTTGTTCGTATCTTTATCTTTCTCATTTTTATAATCCTTTACAAACGGTTATCGATATAATCACTGAGATTGGTAATTTCTGAATTAATAGACTCAATTTTTTTATTAATTCGATTTATATCTTTGTTGATTTTCGCTATCTGCTCCTTCTGATATATCAACATCCTTTTTACGTGGTCGAGCGAATGAAAAAATTCAACAACTTTACTAACAAATACGCTGACACAAAGACTCATTAAATATATTAATGAAATAATTCCAACTATTAACAAAAGTGTTTTAAAGAAATCCCACATTACTTATTTTCTCCTTACTCAATAATTTCGTATACTCTGCCGCGATACCAGAACGGCATTGTTTTTGGTTCGCCATTCTTATCAGGAACATAACTCACCATCTTCTTCTTAGTAATAAATTCTGAATCAGTATTTCTCCATGCGATTTCTGATTCTTTCGCACTCAATCTTGTTAGAAAAAATTCCATATCATTAAAATCGTGCGCATAAACTACATATGTTTTATTATTTTTAAGCGTTACAGTATACGCTTGAACTGTTAGCGCACATTTCAGAATCCATTTATATTCCAAATCTTTTCGCCGTTTAGTTCGTATCTTTTCCACTACTTATTATCTCCTTTTTCAGTAATTATAAGTTCGCAATTATATTTGTCGCAATCTTCTATTAATAAAACTTTAAGTAATGCATTACCATCAAGTTCCTTTATATAATGGTCGTGTCCTAAAGCTATTCGCTTTTGATAATTTTTGTTTTGCGCGGCTTCATCTTCGGAAGATGCAATAGCATATTCGGCTCTCACGCCTCCCAAATAACCGTTATTTGTTATTAAAATATACAATTTTTTCATTTTGCAACTCCTTTCATTTGATTTTACTATATAATTATATACTACTCACATTCTCCTGTCAATAATAAGTTTTAATAATAAAGGGAGATATAATTTAAATATCCCCCCTTTTTAAAATTTATATATAATTTTGATTAATCAACTTCACCTAATTCTTTTAACTTCTTTAAAAGTTCCTCTTCGGAAAGATTCTCAAGTGCTTCTTCCTTTTTCTTTGCGAGAATATCAAGAAGTTTTTGTCTATCGCGGCTTCTCTCAGCCGCTTTTTTACGCTTATCTAGCACCGAATCTTTATATTCATAAACCTGTGCCACAATAGAAATTTTCTCGTCAAGTTCAACATCGCCAACTTCGCGAGGGGAAAGTAAACTCTTCTTCGGTTTAGAATCTTTCTGTTCACAGAGAGTTCCATAAATCTTATCAAGACTCTTCATGTCGAGGTCAAAAAGATGCTCCACAGTAAGGTTTCCACGTTCAGACGGGAATCTATATTTGTTCTTCGCCGCGTTAAAAAATAAATCTGCCATTACCTATTTTCTCCTTTCTATTTTTAAAACTTTACTTTGTATACTCGCCGTTTATCTGACGATTTTACACGAACAATCACATCATTTCTTTGCGTTTCGGAAAAACCAACGCCAGAAAGCTGATTATCACTATCTTTAACTTTTGCTCTATTACCTAGTGCTTCAAATACTCTCTTGTGATTTGTTACTAAATCAGAGTTGAGGTATTCGTTGTACCATCCATTCGGCGTATCTGGATTCTTGCACCCGTCAAGCATAAAGAATAAGTGTTTGTTGCCTATCGCATTATCTCCCCAGTAATTTGGACTCAACATGATAGCCGTGACTGGAACAAACGTGTTGGTTTTAACTCCCCAAATATCGCCAGAAGAAAAATGGGTATCAACTGGTTCGATGCAATGTTTAATATTTATATTTCCTTTACCATCACAGGTTAATTCAGCAACTTTTATTGTACGTTTACCACGCACATCACTATAGTTATAATTATACACTTCACCATCAATTTCGATTTCCGCTCTAAATCCGCTTCGTCCATTACGATAACTATAAACATCAACAAAGAAAAGATATTTTCCCTTTCTCATTTTCATCTTATCTTTGTAAATAATATTTTCCACAGCCGCAACATTGAATAATGGATGTATAATGTCAACATCAAGTTTCCCGCCGTTAGGTGACGTTTTTTCTCTGTTGGCAAAATATATTTCATAATTCGGTTCTTTGCAATGCGCATCAAGGTCATTTCTGTCGTGGTCATTTCCGTCATTCCACTGAATACTGAAACGAACATCACCGTCTGTATCCCCACCCGCTTTCTTCACGTTTTGCTTAATATCGGAATCAGCAATATTACCGTTATAAGCCCATGAAAAAGCGTTGTTCCATTTGAACATTGTCGGAGCATCTTCATTTACTGGCGCAATAAGCGAAACGAGATTTTTACCATGTCTACCTTCCATTAATACGTCTATGGATTCAGACTTTGGAATGATATGCTTGATAAATTCGTCAATACCTATTTCTGCTACTTTAATCTTTTTCGGATTAACAATTGTTTCTTTCTCTAACTCGCCAAACAAATCATTGGTTAAATCAACATTCGCTGACGCATCAGTATTTGTAAACAGAACATTATTTACATTTATATCGTCAAGTGTGGCGAAACGCCTAGCAAGTGAATTGGTATATCCAAGCTCTTCAACTGTTTTCTTCGCATCTTCTAACATCCTCTTTGTAAAGATTGCTTTCGGACGCTTGTAATTATACGGCGCAACAATTTCTTCATATTTTCTCACGGCTCTCTCAAGGTCTACACCATCAGTTATGTCTTTGAGCAGTACGCCAATACTACTATTTCTTATATGCCGAAGAGATACAACGCTGTAATTCTCCCATGAAAAAAGTTTCTTTAACTCGTCTGTATTCAAAGAGTCAAATGTAGTCTTAAATTTTTTAAGAGTTTTTAGGTTCTCTTTATATTCGTTACCTCTGTAAAGAGAGTTATCAGCAATAAGTTCGAGAACTGTATCAATTGCTTCCAGTGAAATATCGGTGAATGTCTTGTATAAATTTTCAGCGGCGGCTCTACTCTCCGCACGTTTTGTTTCGAGCATGTCTTTCTGCCAGATGTAAGCGTTAGGTATATCCACGTAAAAATGTTGCCATACCCAGACCTTACCATTTTCGTCAAGTTCTTTATTAGACTCTATACCTACTCTGTTCTGGCGATAGAAGTAAGCATGACTTATTTTGGCGTGATTATAAACATATTCTGCAAGTTTGTCCGCCACAACTTGATATATATTGTTACCGTCACCAACCTTAAAGTCCCAAATAGATTTTAACTTACCATCTTTTAACGCAACAACAAGACCGATATCTTTGATGAATTTGCGACACTCTGAACAATCATGTTCCGTTCTGGTTCTGAAAACTTTATTACTGCCAGACGGATAGCTGTCAAGATAATACTGATAAAACTCATCCTTATCGGCATCAATCTCATACAGATGTAAATGATACTCTTCAAACATTTTGTCGATGTTCTTTTTTAACGCTTCTCTAAACTCTAAAAATTTCATATAAAACTCCCGTTATTATTCAGTATATGCAAGCCTATCAGCTTTTACCTCGTACTTTTCTCTCATTTCATCGATAAATTTGTTAAGTTCATTCGGATTTTCGCTTGTCATTTCAACTTCAAGAAGATGACCCGCCGCATATGCATATACACCCATTGCGCTTTTTGCGTCAACGATATAATGTCTGTCAATGATAAGGTCAATTGGCGACTTATAGGTTGAACAAATATTAACAAACTCGATTGCTTTAGAAATGTTGTCGTTGAATGAAATTACCATAATATTTTCTCCTTTTCTTAAAAAATAAAAGCCACTACTCAATAAAGAACTATGTTAATCAATTTCGTAAAAATAAATTTACGTTATTAACTAGAAATATCAAAGCTGAACCGTATAGGTGAATATTGAATATCGAAATTACGAATACCTGCGTTAAATGAAATGATGAACGAATGATGCTTAGTGAGTCGAATATCACGATATCGTTTGTCATCTTCTCTCAAATAATATTTTCAAATATAACCTAGAAAACGGTCTTTCTTGTATAAGTAATAAGTTTAAATAATAAACATACTATCGTTCGAATACTATATATTCTATTTGATATTATGTACCTATTTTAGAATTAGGTAATTCCGCAAGACTACACTTCGTTTGCGATGAAGCGATTAACTATAGTTCTTTACTGAATAGTGGCTGATTTTAAAGCCGTATTTATTTATTTAAATATCTCTCAAAAGCCTCTTCGAAAGATTCTCCTGTCTCGAAAATAGTATCAAACTCAACAAGATTTTGCACAAGTAACAAATCAATTGCTTCTGATGTACTATTGCATTCCGAACGTAATTTTAATGCCAGTTTTTTAGTTTCGTTTCTGTCGAAGTCAATAGTTTTAATTCTCTTAACATCGTAATTATATGTTACCTGTTCGCCATCTATATTAAATTTCCTACCACTGCCAACAGAAAATTCTTCTTTGCTTTTAATCTTGTTGGTTGCACTGATTGAATAAAGCAAGTCTCTGTCTTGGCTATTCTTTGTAATTAAAGTATCGTATCTTGAAAGCGGTTCGCGTGTTTTCGCCGCGGTAATAGCTTCCGACAACCTGTTACATTCATTATTAATATAAATAACAAAATCGATTAACTGATTAGGCGTTATAAAGCTATAAATATTTCTCTTTAGACTAATGATATTCTCAACCTTATCATCTTCATCCTTATTCACTTTGTTAATGTAATGCTCTTCGATAGTTTTTGTCATAAATGAATCGTCTATCAATAGTGAGCAACATTCGTTAAAGAGATTTTTGAAATAGTTTTTGTACTCAAAGCTCTTTTTTAAAGAAATCACTTCTTTGATTCTCCTTTCATTTTTGCTATTCGCGCAGTCGAACAATCCCTAAAACCCTATCATTCAACTGCGCATTATAGTTACCTGTACAGGTTGGTTATTTTGCCTACTTAGACCTTTCACGGATTCGCACCGCACCTCTTCTCACCAGACCTCAACCACCGAGCGGGAATCGAACCCGCCTTCGTTGTGAGTTCGGGACTCGAACCCGAAACCTTTGGTTTATAAGACCACTGCGCTCACCTAGTTGCGCCAACTCACAATAAGCAGGGGTAGTTGGATTCGAACCAACGAATACAGCAGTCAAAGTGCTGTGCCTTACCGCTTGGCGATACCCCTAATTTTATTATACTGTGCCTTTCGCAATAAATGATTTCGTGACGCATCACTACTTTCCACACTTCCGTAAAAGCTGTCTTTCACCGTCAATCCGTAAATTTCGGAGGGCATTTATTTATTCTTCTACCAATTTGATAAATTTTGCTGTACCACTATTTAAATCTTCGAAAGATTCAAATTTTCTTCCGTCCGTCGGTCGTGTATCTCCATCATCATCTATGAGTTTGCCGTCGGAAATTTCATAAATCTTTCCAAGTGTGTATCCTTCGCCTTCTTTTGTGCAAACAACCTTCATATTAAACTTTTTATTGTGAATCTCTTTATCCTTTGATTCAGTGTATAAATCGAAGCAATTGCAATCTACCCACCAGTAATCACAACAATCATCTTCTTTATACACCTTCATTTCACATTTGAATTCTGGTGTCGTTCTAATACTTATTTCTGAAACAACACCAATCCAACCTTTATTTGTTATAGCGTAATGATTCTTGTCATTACCTATAACTTTATCTCCAACAGTGAATCCTAAAACAAGGCGACTGAAAGCGATGATTGCACCAGTTTTAAAATCATACTTATCCTTTGTGTTACACCTTACTGTACACTTTTCATTTGTGTTTTTATTAAGAGCGGTGACAACGCGTTCATCACTGTAAATTACAATAGATTCCTTCTTAAGCTCTTTACTCATAGCACGTTCATCCCAAGTCCAATGATCCCCATTCTTTAATTTAATACAGTAACCATTTGAAATATTATCTATACCAGTAATCTCCGCCATTTCTCCAACATAATCTTCCATTGGAGAGTATGGAATCCAACCGCCCGCAAAATTTGGAATTTTAGAACCATTAAGTAAATATACATTATCACCAACTTTAAACTTACCAGTAAACTTTTCTTCTTTCATTTTAAAACCCTTTTTATTATTTTTAAATATTGGGGCGGCGGGACTCGAACCCGCACCACGGAACTGTCTTACCGCGCTCTTCCACACTGGTTAAGCTACACCCCTTACTGGCGACCCCCTTGTACTTCGGGAATACTTTAATGCTCATTAACACACCAGTCTTATATACGTTTGCGAATATCACCATTCATATCTCACAATAAATCAACCGTTTCGAACCAGTTGAAACGCATACGTTTTCGCAAGTCTCACGCACGAAGCATTATCAGTTTGCGCGAAGATAATGCTATATTAACTTGCGAAACGCTACCGAAACATTTGAAGTTTCTTTAATCACAGCCTTTCGCCGTAGTAGCGCGGAGGGCAATTTGTCAACAAACAAAATTACCGAATGCGGGTAGTGGGATTCGAACCCACACGGTATATAACCAAAGGATTTTAAGTCCTTTGCGTCTGCCAGTTCCACCATACCCGCTTATAAATTCTGGCGACTATAGAATACAGCATATATAAAGAAAGGAAGGAGATAAAGATGAACCAATTATGAACAACTTTGTGTACTTCCATAGCCGCCAGTGAAAGGAAGAAAAAATATGAAAAACTGTGCCGAATGCACAAGTATTTGTTTGTCGTTTGTGGTCTATCTCTCAACCACTACGTGTATTATACTACTCACGTTCCCCTTTGTCAACAAATATTTTTCAATTTTTTTCATCTGTTGAGCCGATTCCGCCTTTTCTCTCGCCAGAAGCCGAATCATTGTCTGTTGTTAAGTAAGGAATAAATATGCCCTGAGCATAACCTTTTCCAGTTTCTAATAAGAACTCTTTATTACCGTCATTGATTAGCTTAATAAAGATATGTCCTTCATTCTGTTCATTATTATAATAGTCAGCGTCAATAATCCCCATTGTATTGGCAAGCATTACCTTATATTTAAAGCCAATACTGCTTCTCGGCAAAATACCAAGGAAAGTCCCGGTATGAACGCCATCCATACGTACTTTTATGCCAGTTGGGATAACTAAGCTCTCTCCGCTAGGAAAACTCGTATTTTCGAACTGCCAAATGAAGTCATATCCGGCAGATTGCACAGTTTTTCGCTCTGGAATGGCTATTTTTTTGTAACTTTTGACGATTTTTTCTCTTATTAAATTTGAATTTAATCGGTGCTCCCCAAAAGCCATTATACACCCCTCTGCATACTTGTCAAAAGACACTTTTTCAAACCTAATCATGAAATATCCTCCTAAAATTAATCAGTCTGAATACTAAGAATGAATTCTTTAGTGAACCACGGCATCATTTTCTCTAACTGCTCCTGTATAGATTCAGCAAGCTCTTTAACTTCTGGATTTGCTGTGCTATTTGCGTTACGCTCCCTGTATACATGCGCCCACTCAGTAAGATTGACTTTAAATATGAAAGAACTGGGTATGCTCTCCATATATAAACCGCGCTTTACATCTTTATTATTCTTTAAATCGTCCAGAATGTAGCCGTTTACTGTTTTAACATATGTTTTACCATTCACAATGACAGAAGTAGGTAATTCAATTTTAAACCTTTCGCAAACTGCATCGGTCGGGATAATTTTTTCTTTATAATAATCTGACATTTCGCCAGAAGAGAAATTTGCTAACCTTGTACTGGCTCTAATAATCCTATTGTCGAATCGTTTCGCGTGACTATCCCAATCATCTTGCCCCGCCCTATGGATATCTTTTACTGTCACAGACAAATCAACAAAACGCAACATTGTGGAATGTATTCTTCCCCACTTGCAGAGTTTCTTCATATAATTATCAAATTCGTTTCTATCCACTTCATACGCATAGTCAGCTTCATACTTTCCATTATAGGCATTTGTACAGCTATAAACCAAATCTCGTATATTCTCTTCCTTGTCTCGCGTCCATGAACGTTTAGAAAAATACATTGACGTTATAGCATCATCAATTCCAGAAATTTTATTTAAATACACATTCATTTAATTGAATTCCTCTCTATAATCATTCATTTAATAACTCTTTTTTCACAGTCTCGATACTTTTGAGCGGCAAACAAGACATTTCTTCAACAATTCTATCTGTATTATAATCATGTTTTAAAAATCTATATGTTATATTTTCCAACTGTTTTAAGGTATCGCCGTAAATAACTTTATACATTTTTTGGTTTGTATTTTTATTATTAAGTCCGCCGCGAGACTCTATATAACTTCCGATTTTAATATAATCAATGCAAACGTTATCATAAAATATACTAAATTTAGATATATTACAACTACCACTATATATACAAACTTTATATCCGCGCTTCTTTACAATTTTGCATAAATTTAATAATTCATTTAAGTTTTGGTCGCCACCCATAAAGCATACACAAGTGATAAGCGAGTTATATTTATCTATTAGTTTATCCAAATCATCAGAAATATAATTACCTGTATATTCCCAAAGATATTTTGAGTGGCAACCCTTACATTTGTAAGGGCAACCACTTATATTAATAGCAAGAGAAATTTCATCTGGTACTTCTTCGCAAACTATAGCATAGCTAACATATTTAAGTTTCTGTTTCTGCATTATCACTCCAATAATAACGCTTATGTTCTTCTTCCTGTCTCTTTTCGGAGAACTTTGATACGCGCTTTAAATAACCGATAACTCTTGTTGCATAATCAACATTCTCAGAGCCGCAAACAGGACACTCAGAGTATCTATGCTTGCTAATATTCCCGCAATCATTACAGATTGTATTCGGTACATTAAACGTAAAATATGAACAGCCAGTCTTAATAGCTACGTTCATTAAGTGACGATACTGTTCTTTGCTCAAATGTTCTTGCAGATTCGCATGAAGCGCAGAGCCACCATCGAGCCACTTAGTTGTCTTATCGCCGTGAAGAATAAATTTATCTAACAGCGAACAAGTTTCGTCTTCTGGCTTATAGAAATATGAATTATAGCAATCGCGAGGTGAGAAGTATCCGTCTTCCTTATCCCACTTTGCATTTTTTACGCCGAGATTTTCAGCCAATCTGTTACTTTTATGACCAGTTAATAACTGGCGGTCAAGGTTCTTCGACCCCAACTCATGCATTTCATTTAAGGTTATTGTGCATGTTCAGACTATCACATCCCCATCGAAATGGAGTCCTCTTATTTAGTCGTTCACGGTGTATTTAAACTTCCGCCCTGTTGTCCACCTCTGGATTTCCAAGTCAATTAAAGAGGATTGCTATAGCGGATTATGTATTATGCCGCTAAATGCCCACATAGTTTAGGCACGTACTCAGTATTAAACATGTAATGTTCAGTTTTTGCCGCTTTATTCTCTTCGTAAATTGGTTTTAAGCAACGTGTACAGTATTCGAAATACTCTTCGTTTGGCGAGATATCAATACCTAAGAATTCCGCACCCTCGACAAGTCCGTTAATACCAACTGTCAAGAATTGCTTATCCATATTGATGAATCCTGCGTCATAAATCGGAAGCATCTTTGTTTTCAAGAAATCACGCAGATTATCATCATAAGCGATTTGATACTTGTGTACTAATCTCACCTGTTCTCTGATTTTGCTATCTAAATAGTTATAAAACTCTTCTTTATCTCTCCACTCCTTATACTTATATGCGTCCTGTACAAGTCGATTGAAGTTAATTGTGATAACACTCTTGCTACCTGTTGATACGCCGCCCGCTCCGAGAGTATACGAGAATGTATTATCTTGCAGTTCGTTTCTAAGTCTGCAACAGCTCGCCAACGAATCAACTGAATTACTACGATACATAAAGAACGAATGTCCTTTAGCCCACATTTCTGCGACAAAATCGGCAAATTCTTTATCTACATAATCAACTCCATCATCTAAAAGATTTACTGTTTCAACAGGGAAAGTGAGAATTGTTCTCAGACGTTCTCTATTGAACCAATTCATAAACTTTTTCTGTAACCACAGCACTGATTCATACTGTGGTTCTGTGCCATCTGGGAATACAAAATCCTCGAAGATACTTTCAAAGTACGGTCTGTCAAAATAAGCGATATTCCAAAATACGCTCTGGTAGTTTCTCGCCGCCGCAGGTTGATTTAAACTGTAAACAACTTCTTGAAAACACTGACTAATTACACTATCAATATCTCTGCGTCTTTTTGACAAATCAACAACTTCATTGCTTCTTAAATAATAGTCATCTCCGTATTCTTTGCGGATAAAGTAATCCATATAAGTTAAAAACTCTGGCGTACTTACCGCACCTGCAAACTGCGATGCAACCGCAAAAACAAGATTCACGAATGACCCGCAAAATGACTGTAAATTCTTCGGCGGTTCTGAAATGCCGCCAATATTTTTCATCCCTTTAAACAAATACGGATACATTGTGATGCTAACGCAGTAGGGGAAAATACTTGTTTCATCATGTTTGTAGATTTGATGTTTATCTAACTGCTCAATGTATTTTTCTGCTACTTCTTCGCCAAATAATTCCTTCTGCTTGTCATACATTAATGTACGGTTAATACCAATCATTAACTTTTTCGGAATCTCACCAGTTAAGGTTGTAATATTTTTGTTTTCTACATTAGCGTTCGAATCTACCGCGCTACCAGTTGCGGCGTTCGATGCTCTCGTATACTTCTTAATAAATTTTATATCGCTATCATACCTCTTCAAATCAATTTTTTACCTCCACATTATTCAGCCATTTAACCGCTTCGGGAAATGTCATTACTTTATTGTCTACTTCTAACAACGGTACGGTTTGGAATCCGAGTTTCCGCGCCTCATTAACATCGGTAGTTGACTCGTAATCGAGTCCGAGACTATCCATTTTTTCCTTAATGAATTCACACTTAGGACAGCCAACATTAGAGTAAAGTTTAATCATTCACATCTCTCCTTTATTATTTAGTAAACAACTATTTGAAATTCGGCAGTTTTAAATTTTGCCGAAATTCACACAATTCCACGATTATATTATTCTGATAATTTTTTCATATAAAATATTAAATTTACCGAATATTTGTTTTTCGCAATGATAATGACCGCAATACCATTTATTAAACTTTAAACCGTTGATTAGTAGTAAATCATTAAAATATTGTGTTAAGCAATCTCCGTCCATACATCCTATATAAACAGAAACGTCCTGTGGAAGACAATGTGTTATAACATAATCCACTTCGTAATTAACGTCTTCAAGCGATTGTATACCGCGCTTCATTTCTTCCTCTGATGGAAGTTCCTCTTCCCACCACGAAACGCCTTTAACGCGGAACATCTTATTATGTTTTCGCCACGAATTATAAACTCTTTTAAATTCTTCTTTGGTTTCAAATTCCTTCGGGTCTAAAATTCCATCTTGAATATCATGCGAACTTGCGCCGCCGAACGCGAAAAACTTTTTGCCGCAAAGATTGAAAACATAACCGCGCATCAGGTGATAAATGTTATCAGTTATCTTGTGCGCTTTCCCACCACAAAAATCAACAACTGGAAACGTATTTAATAAATTGAAGCCTTCATGGTTGCCATCGACAAATAATGTCGTAAACGGCTTATCATTCAGCCAATCAAGCCAGTATTTTTCTTCTTTGGAGTTAGACCAAATTCCACCAAAATCGCCTAATATAATAACAAAATCATTTCTTGCCATTTCTTTTTGCTCTGGAAATATTGAAGTAGAAAATCTCCTAAAATCCCCGTGGCAATCTCCTGTAACGTATACCATATTACCTACATTCCCCTTTAGAACTTGATGATAGTTTCAAGGAACATATATTTTCTCACGTATTCTACCAATAAATCAGCTTCGTCTGCATAGAATATTTTATCGCTCATATACCTAACAAACGGATGCATATCATAATGAGCCACATCGAACGCTTTGTCATCATCACGTTTTGTGTCATACAAGTATATAATAATAGGAATCTTGTTAATATAAGCCGCCGTAAGCTCCGCCATAGTTCCAAGCGAATCTTGCTCTTTATTCCAACCAACTATGATAACAGAACAGTCTTGCGCTTGTCTTAATTCCCATCGTATATATTCCTTGTCCGTATCATAGTTATCTTCAACTGTATTATAATAATCTACTGGATTGACAACTTTAGCGTAGTAAATTTGTATCCTTAACTTATCTGTTATGGTTGAACGCCACGAATTCATATCGTCTTTCGATAGTCCAGACATTTTTCCAGAAAGGTAAATTGTGAAATTTTTCAAAAATTTTACTCCCTTTTAAAATAATATACTGAATTTTCTGTATGAAGTTTTACTGTTGAAGATGATTTATCACTCTCGACTGCGGTAACATGCGAAGTGATTAATGACTTTAGAAAACTTGGATACACACATTCCAAATAAACACTTCTGTTTTCAGATGACAGCAAATCTTCAATTGTAAAATCGAATATTCTACCTATTCTGTTTAATGATGCTTCGTCAGTTTTATCATTGCCATTCTTATCTTCAACTTTATAGAGTTTATAATACATATTTTATATCAATGCCTCCGTAAAAATATGGATTATATCAAGGTCAATAGGTTTGCTATTTTCTAAACAATGTTCAATATATAGATTATTAATTAAAAGAACTGTATCTGCTCTTATTAAACTATCATATGTTGCTTGAGAAATCTTAAACGTTTTTTCGTCACTCGAAGTAGGCATCACATTCTCCTTTCTTATTTTGCGACCAATTATGTGTATTAATAGGGACATTCCACGGCTGTTTTAAGTGGTGTCTCCCGCATTCGTATTTGTTACATTTCCAGTTGCCGCAAAAAATAAAATTTTCGCAGTTTGTTTTGTCGCATTTTAAATTACAACATTCAATACCCTTCACTTTAAAACCTCTCTCATGTTCTGTGGTATCGTGTTTAGTATATCGTCTGCGTTTGCGTTAATAATTCTTTTTATTTCTCCTATATACCATTTTGACTTTTCTACATCTTCATCGCCGTTCTTATCTTCGCAACGCCAAAGGTATTTAAAAACATTACATAGACAAAAGTTTATAACGGCTTTATCTCCAAACAAGTATCTCATTGCGTCTATGCATTGCACTTTCTCCTGTCTATAATGAGAAGGGTTTATTGCGTCTATCTTTTCTTTTTGTTTATTAAACTCTTGCATACTCTTTAAGCTTATATCTTCTTTCGGTGTATTTAAATTCATCATAATCCATTCTAAATAATTTCATAATCTTTAACTTATTCCACAATAACTTTCGTGCCAAAAAATACAGGTTTTAAATCATATACTTCGCACAGATTATCAAACTCTGTTTTAAATTCATTGCAATCTGTAAGTCTATATAATTCGCTCAATATGTTTGCCAACATGTATAAATTGTCTCTGTCTGTGGAATCACCATACTTATCAAATAACGCTTCTATTATCTCGTATGAATATTCCACTTAATAGTATTCACCTCCTTCCTTTTTGCTACTTATATTCTCCTTTTATTCTTGTATTATACCACTTTTAGGGTCATATTTCAACCCCGAAAACATACTTTCTATCTCTTCTTTTGCGACATAACTAAACTTAAAATCTGAATTATTAATTATATCAGCTATTTCTTTTTGATTTTCGGCAAAAGATACTAATTCTGCGGTTTTTCCACAAACGCTACATACTAAATCTTTGTCCGCCAATTTAAAATCTGTAACAACTGGGTCGCCCATGCAAGACTTATAGATATAATACAATATATCACCTCACTTCATTAAATGCGACCTTAAAGCACTGAAACATATTTCATAAATAATTTTGCCAGTAGTTTCTTTTTTCATGAACAGCGGTGTAATACCATTCTTAACTTGCAAAGATAAGATTGTTCTTAATACGGCTGTCGAGTTCATACTACTTCTATAATTTCCTCGCAGTATATCCTCTATGGCTGTATCCTCTATAATAAGATAGTTTCTCACCCCGCCATACATCCTTCTAAACTCACGGAAAACACGACCCTCATCTTTTGAAGCATTAGTAAAATTACCAACGAGTTCGCTAAGATTCGCTTTTCTTTCTATACATAATTCATCGGTCAGATACCAGTCTCTTGTAATCCCTAACTCTTCACACTTAGTAATCAGTAATGAATAATCGCCAGTCTCAAGAGCTTTGTTTTTCCATAGTATTTTATGTTCATCAAAGTAGTCTGTTATATGTGAATTAACTTTCTCTTGCGTATCAACAAGTATTACAAAGTGTTCCGACATTAATTTATCTTGTTCTTTTTGTGTAAATCTTAATTGCATTATTAGTACATATTATTCCCTTCTATTACTCTATATCTATTTATCCACAACTCCTTTTCTTTATAGTCCTTAATCCATTTTCCATCTTCGCCCATTTTATACTTTGGCGAATATTTGTATGACTCGATAATAACCAAATCACCAGTCTTTATTTTCTGACCATTAAACAACTTTTTCTGGACTTTAACATCTAATACACTGCCATTTGCAAGGCAATAAACCTGTAATCTCGGTGAATAGGTGGTGACGCATGATGTAACAAACACTAAATTTGCGTACTTCCACTTATCTATAATATCTATATAACCAAGATATTCTCTCTGGTCTGATATCTTATCCTTTAAACCTCTTCGCGGACAGTTGTCCTTATAGTTCTTTTCAAAACGGCGAAGCAAAGCGAACATATCAACACGCATGTATGTCTTGTCTGTTTTTCTCTCGCAATAATCTTCAAGCAAACTTTCTGGTATACATAACTTCTTTGCGGAAGTAGCTTTTACATTCCTAAACTGTTTCACCTCGCCAGATTTATAGACGTTATAAAACATATCTACTACATGGAGTAATGCGTTTGTCTCACCAAAACTCTTGAAGAAATCTAACTTTGTCAAAATTTTTATATGTTCTGATGTTACATCACCCTTGCAGTTTTCTTTAACAGCCACAAGCAAGTCTGTAAATGTATCAAAATCCCTGTCATAAAGTTGCGATAAACTATTTCCAGTATTTTTTCCTATACTTTTTATTGAACGCAACCCTTTAACAACAGCATTTTCTTCTTTAATGAAAGAATAACCATTCATAGACTCGCCAAACTGAATTTGTTTAATTTTTATACCGTGTTTCTTTGCATACGTAGTAATATTTTTTGTCTTTTCTATGTCGCCATCAAACGTTTCGAGAGCCGCCGCAACCCATTCAAGCGGATAATAATGTCTATACCACGCTGAAATATAAGCAATTGCATGATATGACATGCTGTGAATCTTAGAAAACGAGTAGTCAGACGCATCAAGGATTGTCTGTAAGAATGGTTCAATTGTAATTTCCGCTTCTTCTCTCGCAACCCCATATTCATTAACCATCGTGTCTATAAAACGTTTCTTAATCTCTGGCAGTAATGATTCTGTACCTTTCTTTTTAGCGATTGCTCTACGGACTACATCAGCTTCACCCGCCGAATACCCCGCAAATTTCTGTAACCACTCGCTAATTTCCTCCTGAAATAACAGTCTACCAAAAGTCGGGTCTAAGAAATCTTGCAACGGCTTTAATTCGTAATCTACATATTCGCCCTCTGCAATAGAGTCACGATAAGACGTTCCTGACGGTCTAAGTGCGGCGTTACAAATCGCTCCTAAGTTAAAAAGGTCTAAGTCTCCACGCCTTTTCAGTACCTTTGCCATTGTTTCGTCAGAGAAAAATCTGCGAATGAAAGCGAAAGCCATAGAGGATTCATATTGGAAAATCATAGTGGTATCTTGTCTCATATCCCTAATGACTTCAAAATCTTCCATATCCTGAAATCTTTCACTGTCTGGCGTAGGCTTCTCGTGACCGCAATACTCCGCAACAAGATTAATCAGTTTAAGATTATTAAGACCCAACAAATCAAACTTAACCCAATTGTAAGCATCGAGCGACTTCATTTGTACCTGCGTAGATATATAATCTGAACTTCCAGATTTTGCAGTTCCAAGCTCTCTTTCAATGTTTCTATCAGATATAAGAATACCACTCGCGTGAATCCCAGTATTAACAACAACACCAATAACAAGATTGACAATTTCGCACAAGCTAGGATATTTCTTTTCCATTTCTGGCGTAATCTCGTCTTTATCGCCAAGCATAGACTTGATACAATCTATCTCTTTTAAGTTATATTTAAGACCTTTTCCGACATACTCTATAGCCTTTCTAGCTTTCATTGTACCGAATGTTATAATCTGCGCGGCTTTCATATTCGGTAATCCTAAATGGTCTTCAATCATAAATTTTGTGACTCTCGCTTTTGATTCGTCATCATAATCCGTGTCGATATCAGCAAGATTAACGCGCTCTCTTGACATGAATCGCGAAAACGGAAGGTCATATTTAATTGAATCCATTTCTGTTATTCTATTTACATATGCCAACATAGAACCGCCGACAGAACCACGCCCAAATCCATAGTTAATTCCATTGGCGTTCTCATAATCTCTAATATGCATCTGTAAAAGCATGAAATCCTGCGCATTATTGTCGCACATTACTTCATACTCTTCTCTTAAACGAGGCTCTATTTCTTCCCAAGTGTACCTTTTACTTGCGTAAGGATGATTCTTGTACGCTTTAACTGTTTTATCCCACAAAACCTTTTTACCATCTTCATAAATTTTAGGATATTTATAGTTCTTATCAAGCGTAAATTCTTCTATCCTGTCAGCCATAACGTTTGTTTCTTCAATAGCTTTTAAGTAAACATCTTCTGGAAACACGTCTTGCTTCTTATATTCTCCTACGAGATTATTGTAACTCAGCATACATAAATTAAATTCTTCTTCGTCTGGATATGATTTGCCCGCGCCACGTTCAACAATTAGTCTTGCACATGCATACTCTTTATTGAAAGAATGTGTATCAGTACCCGCTATAAGAGGAACGCCGATTGATTTATGTATATCATAAACGTATTTATTATATTCAATTTGACTTGCGCAATTATGATGCTGTATCTCTAAGTAACACCTGTCCCTATTCTGGCTTAAAAAATTAATTGTTCTTTCTCTAACATCTTCATTAGATTTAGTTCCCAATAATCCGCCAATACAAGCTGTTGTTATAATAATATTGTCGCTCGTAGAGAATAATTCGTCCATTGTTATGCGCGGCTGATAATACATATGTTCTTTATCGAAAGATTTTGAGCTTAATTCATTTAATTCAAGTACACCATCATAATTCTTAGCTATAAGCATTACATGATAATTATCACGTATCTTATCTTCGCCAATCTTATTTGCCGTAACATACGCTTCTATTTCATGAATATACTTCATGCCAGATGCTTCAATCATTTCTTTTTTGGCAATCCAGTCGAAAAGATTTCCATGTTCAGAGAACCCAATCGCTTTCATTCCCCACTCTTTAGCCTGTTTGACGTATAATCCTATCGGAGTAAGACAATCCATTCCCGCTATCGGATTACTATATGGACTATGTAAATGGTATATTGTATAATTATTACTCATTCTCTTCCTCTTCATCTTTATACTCACAACTCAATCTAAAATCGCAAAGCTGATTACACATTATAAAGCTCTTCTTCGGAAGAAACTCTTCATCATTTTCGATATTATGAATTGTATTAATCGCCCACTGTTGCACTGTTTTGCACTCTTCTTCGTTAAAATCTATACTGACAACTTGTTGGTCGCGAAATAATAACCATTTTAGAGTTTTTGGATATGTTTTGTATTGCTGATATATACCGCAAGCATAAAGTAACGCTTGTTTCTTATATCCTTCCCATGTGTCAACACTCTGCTTTTTAGGTTCACCATTCTTTTTTAAAGTTCCACTCGCAGACTTATAATCAACAATGATGTGATTGTCGTTGTCATCCTTTAAATGCAAGTCGATAAATCCGTGAAAATTATAATCGCCAATAGAGAAATTAATCTCTTCTTCCGCATCAACTATCTGATAATCTTTGAACAGCGAAAAGTCGTACTCCGCAAAAAAGTCTAAACATTGGTTCTCAGTTTTATCTCGCGTTGATTCTCTTACATACTCGCTATTAGATTGTGCTAAATCAAGATAATATTCTCCCGCATCTTCAATATCTATTATGCCTTTGGCTACATTTTCTAATGTTTGATGGACTGCGCTACCATTTTCCGCATACCAATTAGAACACCCGTCCCTATTCTCTATATAGTTCAAATACCATTGATATGGACAACTTTCGTATGATGACAGCCGACTATAGCTCCATATAAAGTTATTATATTTTTGCAACTATTACCTCCACCTTCTTTTATTTTTATATAAAAACTCCCAATTTTCCTCGCCCATATCGGCAGGACTATCCTTCTCCCCAAGAATATTTGTCTGGTCATATATATAATATAGGTTTGAGAAGATTTTTAATTTGTTCATTTGCCTCCGCATTTCTCTCTCTTTTGCGGAGTAAAATTCAACATCTTTATCAAACGCTACGACAACATTACTACATCCAAGCTGTAATATTTCCTTAATTTGACCATCCGTTAAAGCGTGTGTTTCTGCGGAAACTACATTTTTTATTCCCCAATCGTAACATTTCATCACGCTTTTAATACTTTCAAATATAATTATTTCATCAGCTTTCAGAATATAAGGCTTTGCTCTATCAAGATTCTGAAAATAATCAAGACCGTTAACAGGATAATAATTTTTATATTTTGCAATCCTCATCTTTTTATAGTCTTGATATCTCGTTCTACCTTTTATATTTATTAAATTTCCGTCGGAATCTCTTACTGGATAGATAATTCTGTTTGCACCCTTATCTATACGTATATCAAACTCTCTTATAGTCTCCTGAGATATCCCCTCTGCTTCCCATTCTGGTACTCTCTCGATGCTATATTTGTCTAGCGTAGATTCGGGGATAAAAGTATGTTGTATATCTTTCCTATTTATAATTTTTTTCTGTTCACGGCTCTGATTCCGCAACATAATAACAGTCGGTGACTGACACATCTTTGACATATCCATATCAGCCAGTTCAGAAGCTTTCTTTACTGCGTCATTAAAACTTATTTGTTCAATCACTACAAGCCACTTAATTATTCCTCCGCCTTGCTTACATGAATGACAATAAAAATTCCTATGCAATCCGTCCTCATCTTCTGAAATTGCAAGGCTCGGAGTGTTGTCTGTGTGTAAAGGACAGTGAGTAAAATAATCTTTTCCGCTTCTTTTAAATTCAAACCCTTTGCTTTCCGCGTACTCTAGCAAGTCAATTTTATCTCTCAATTCGTCTAAAAAATTCTGGTCAATATTTATCAAGTAAATACCCCTTCTTCCTGACTATGCTGTTTAGCTTGCTCTATCCGCATCTTTCCGCCGTAAAAGCAAAAATCAAAGTAATCCGATTCATCCGTCATATCGTGCTGTTCACCAAGTCTATTCGCAGAAATTTTCATGAAAGCATTTCCACATTCAACGCCATCTTGTTCAACCATTTCGCGACTCTTGACTTGCCACTTAGCGGAGAATGACACATACCTTTCAATCTTATCGGAGTCAGCAACTTCGTTTTGGCGATTAAGCTGTACGGCAGAAATAACCACCATATTTAAAGACCCCGCGATTTTATTTTTTAAAAAGTCAGCCATTGCTCCAAGCTTGTTATAATTAAGTTCTGTTGTGTCGGAGTTATTCTTAATATAATCATATACAAGAACTTCAAGACCAAACCTGTCTCGCAGTATCCTGCATGTGTTATACAGTTTTAATTCGTCATATTCTGGTCTATATATATGCCAAAACTTTCTTGATTTAAGCCAAGACAAAGCTCGATTAATCTTTTCTGATTCTTCTGGCGAATAGCTACCGTCTTTAATTTTCTTTACATCTATATTTGTCAGGTTGGCAAGCATACGGCGGATAAATAACTTATCAGACATTTCAGAATCTATATATAATACTGGAATATCATTCCTTAAAAGAAACATAGCCTGTTCCATGAGTAATACGCTCTTACCCGCTTTTCTTCTACCGCCGAATATATACATTTCCGTTGGTTCTAATGGGGCATAATCATTCAATATGTCCCATTTCCAACGAACTTTACTTGAGTTGTCACGCTCTCTATCCTTTTCAATATCATTCCATAGACTATCAATTTTAGAACTAAACTCGTCCAAGTCATCTTCTATAACAAATTTTTTAGATAAATCTTCTATTGTCGTGTATACTTCCGTATTAATTGTATCTAGCGGAACTTTCACATCTTTACACTTGTCTATTATCTTGTTTAATTTACTGCTTAATTGTCGCTTATATGCGTTAGACTGTACGATTTTTGCAAGCTGTATATAATCTTCTACTTTTTCTCTGGCGATTACTTCTGATATATCTTTAAGCTCCTGCAAATCTGGCATGTTAGAGCTTTCATATATTTTATTTATCTGTGGATTATTCCTAATCTCAGAACTAATTGAAAATATATCAACTTGATTACCGCGAGTAAAAAGTGTTCTTATGGCATGGTAAATACAACCCATAGCCGTATCATAAAAGTGCGATGGCTGTAAAAAATCTGACTCTAACGCAAAATGCGGCTTATAAAGGAGCGTTGCGATAACGCCCCCTTCCGCCGAAGAATCATAAATTGGTTCACTCAAAATGTTCCCCTTTTATTATTAATTAAACGGGAGATAATCTTCACTTCCCGCTAAAGAATCAGGAATATTTACAAAACTGCTATCAGATGAAGCTGTATTTGACTTCGTATTATTTCCGCCGCCGTTACCATCACTGAAATCAAAATCAAAAATACTCAGTGATTTATAATCGACAGTGGCTTGAACGTCCTTACCATCACGCCCTTTGAATGTAATCGCATTACCATCTTTGTCCTTGCGTGGTAATTTGGTAATACTAAAGTCGGCTCGAAGTACGTTAATTCTGATACGTCCATCTTTCATACCGTTCGGATAACTCTGCTTAATCTTATTCAGTGCATCGCCAATAAAGAATACATTAAAGCTAAAGTTTTCATATGTTCCGTCAGCTCTCTTTGATGATGCAGAACCCTGTGCATGAATCCTTTTGCCATTCTGTTCATCGATACTCCAAAGTGTTACTGTCGGGTCATAACTAACATTTCTTCCTACTGCTAATCCCATTTGTCTAATCTCCTTTAATTATTATTTGCTTTTACTCTTACTGTTTTCAGTTTCTTAACAAGTGCATTAAGTGTTTCTTCATCTTCGCAAAGTCGCGGGTCGCCGTTACATTCCTTCGGAAGATTTGTTAAAAGAATTTCATCAATTTTTGCGCTTGCCCTTTCATCTTTGTTTTCTGATGCGGCTTTCTTCTTCTGTGCGATAAGACCCATAGCTTCTGTCGCGGCTTTCTGTACGCTTACAATCGCATCAGGAACATCTTCGCCAGTCCAAAGATTAATCGCTAAACCAAACATAGCAATATTCTTTGCAAGGCAACGCATAGTCGCTTTATTGATATCGTTCATATTTGCGGCTGATACTTTGTTTTTTCCAACCTGTCTTTCTTCAAGAGCCATACTTGTGTTGCGGAAATCCATAACGGGTAACTGCATATATCTTGTATGACCTTCTACCGTTACGCTTGTCGCAACCATAAGACCCGCCTTTGTAACAAGGTAAGGGTCATCCATACCGCCCATGATTTTTTCACCACTATCTGTTACACCTACTATTGTCTGACTATTGTCGAATGTTATAAATTCGTATGATGCATTATAGTGTGAACAAATTTCATCCCAAGCTGTAGCCCAAGGCATATAATCTAATCCGTTTTTACTTTTTGTTCTGTCTGATACAGTAATCTTTCTAAGGTTGTTATAAATTTCCTTAAAAGAAATAAAATCTTTTTCGGTTTCCAATCTTATACTCCTTTTCTACTTACATTCTCCTTTAGTTACTATATATAAAAGCAGAATTTCTTCTGCTATTATAAAGAATTAATATACAGAGATAATTTTCATTATAGAATCATAATACCTTATAGTGAACATATCGAGTTTCTCTGAATAAAGAATATTTGGTTTGCAAGAACAGTTAATTGTTATTATCGGCGTAATATCCTCTCCCCAAACTGTGATATTTTTTACCATATTTACATCTACTTCTCTAATGGTTACGCTAGGTGATGATACCATCATGTACCCATTTTCAAAAGAATATCCTATAGTTTTTCCTCGTTTTTCGTTCAACCAATTTATTAATACATCATCAGTAACAGTATTAAACAATTTGTAGTTCCTCCTTGCTTACCTGTGTTAAGTATTATACCACACTTAGCAAGAAAAAGCAAACACTTGTTCGGAAAATTTGTTCTTATTTTTTCGCATTCGATTCTAACTCTCGCTTCAACCTGACAGCGTGATATCTATATGACGTTTTAAATTTATCTATAGCAAGCTCATTATCGAAGTCCCACCCGTATGTATTACGCAACATAGCGTTTAATTCATCATGTTCTGCCTTGTCAGTAGTTGGATTCAGCATAACATCAATAAAGCGTTCTTTACCAAGGTTTTCAACAACTCTATTTATAAGTCCGCTCTCCCATAACCTTTGTTGCGAGAAATCAGTTCCGTTGTTATGGTTGAATCTTTCTAACAATTTATACATGCTTTTCTGTATACGATGCCGACCTTCATCTACAGTTACAAAGTGTTCTATATCACTTTTATTTATCATGATATAAGGGACTACGCGGTCTTCGACCGCTACCAGAACGCCTTTCTTATAAGTATATAAAAATTCATTTTCGTCCTTTAATTTGTAGATACTGTCTAATAATCTTTTTGACGGTATCCTGTCGCCAAACTTAGTATGAATTACACCGTCTGAATCAATATCCGAATATCGAAAATTAGATAACAACTTGTACGAGGAAAATATACCCTCATAAATCGACAAAGTAATTACGTTGTAGTAATCTTTATTATCAATATTTTGGTCAATCGCATTACAAATATATTCTCTTGTATACGGCTTCAACGAATCGTTCATCGATATATAGTTTGTAAACGCATCCAATGTTAAAGCAAGTCCATAGCAAGGGTTATTACTTACAATCCCCTTGTCAAGCAAAAAATTAAAAAGTTTTGTATAAGCTCCGCGACCAACGTGAAAACTAGACACGGACGTTGTATTTATTCTTTCGTATAGTAGTTCCGCTATATCTATATCTTTAAACTCCGCAAAAGATTTATAACCACGCTCTTCTGCTATGTTGTCTATGGACTCGCTACGTAAAAACTTTAACTCTGTTTTCGTAAGTTCGTTATTGTTAATAAATTCTTTTAAGTAATTATTATATTCTTGTTTAGTTAATGTATACATATTATTTACCATCCTTTCATGGTAATAATATACTATTTCTTAACAAAAGTACAATAATTTTTTATTACTTATTTATTAAATTAGAATAAAAGTCACTCACATCACTATAGAGTTCTCTATTGTTATCTTCATCGATGCCACAATACGCAAGTGTAATTCTTTCTGATGTATGTCCAAACAATCTCATTAACGTTGCAAGAAACATAGCATCATCCTGATGTGTTTTCATTGATGTATACCCGAATGTCTTGCGCAGACCATGATTGCCGATACTCAATTCAATCCCCGCATACGCCGCACCCTCATTACACCACTTCCAAGCACCTTGTCTTGTCATGTAACCTGTTGAACTTTTATTAGACGGGAAAAGATACCATTCAAGATTGAACTCGCCATAGTAATTTCTCAGAGCCGCCTTGTATTCATCAAGAACAGACTGTAAAAGTGGGTTGATACCAAACTCACCATATTTAGATGTTTTCTTCTGGTGGACTCTAATAAACTCCCTATATCTATAATTACCCTGCAATACATCGCTCCACTTCCTACATATTACATCTGATACACGAAGTCCAGTACAAAGTTCGAACATTACAAGAGCATATTTCTCCATGTCCGTAATAGAATTATTCTTTTTGCTGTTATAATAAGAGATATAAAGTTTGAGTTTATTTTCATCTTTGATAGCGTATGTTTTGCAAGACTCACCCGCCGCATGAGTCTTACGTTCTTTCGTTGGAAACTGAACAAATTTGCATTTTTCGTCTGGAATCGGAACTGCAACTGCTGTCATAACTAAACCCTCCTTTATTTTGTGCTACTTATGTTCTCTATTCTTCTTTAATTATAAGCCCTAACAGTTAACACTGTCAAGGCTAATTATTCTTCGCCAACTTGTTCTTCCCATATATCAAAGTATTCATCGAGGATTTCATTAATCTTATGAATTCCATGCAAACCAACATGGTCTACAACTTCACCTCTGAATCCTTTAATATCGATGTTATTAACGTTTCTAACGTTTAAAGACCATAATGCACGAGCATAAAGATAACAATTAGTATCCCAATCACTTACCTTTTCTGGATTCATTGTAACCATATCATCAGAAACTTTCATCTTGTTGCCCTCCTTTATCTGAACATTGGACAAATTGTATCACAATTCCGACACGCTGTCAACAGGAACTTTTCTGAAATCTCGTTGTTTGTGTTTCGCCTAGCCTGTTTTACCACCATAAAACATAAAAAATGTCTGCGAGAATGTGAAGAGCTTTTTTAGCTTCCTCTTGTGATAACTCAATTTCCGATAAAGAACTATCCAATCCGACATCATTATTCACTATTATGTATCGTCTTAACTTCGGGATAATTGTATCAAGACATTCTTCTATGGTTCGTTCGACTCCATCATAGCACTTGATATGGTTATAGTTTAAATCAACTACCTTTTCTGCACGCTTTTTATATTCCATTAAATGAGTATACACCCATTCAATAAGTATACAGCCAAAGTCAAATGTTTCGGCGGGATTAATACCCCACTTCTTCTCATATTTTATATATTCCTTTTCGTATTCAAGACCTTTTAAGAAATTCACGCTATGATTTTTTCTTTTAACACCAAGCTTTTCAAGATATTTATTCTTTTTAAGTTTCATAAATCCCTCTCGTTAATTGTATTCCATTTTTTATTATTCCAATATTTCCACTGAAATTCTCCGCCAGAAATACGTGTTTCGATATCTACAACTTTCTTGTCGCTTTTTAAAAAGTTTAATATCTTATTAGCTTCTTCATCTGGAACGCCGTATAGCTTCTTATACCTTGCGATATCATGCTCAATCTGCTCTATACTCCATTCTTCGTCTGTTAGCGTAGCTTGACGTTCAATCTCCGCATTAAGACTTTCAGCCTCCATCTCTGCTGATTTAAAGTCGTGATACAGCTTGTGATATGGTACTGTTGCACTTTTTTGTTTCAATCTACGCCACATCGGATAAGTCTTTATAATCCTATATCCTTCTTTTGTTATCTCAGCTTGAATTTCACCGTCAAATATTTCTCTTGTGCGAACAAGTATTCCTTTATCTAATAGTTTTTTTACATTTTCCGCATCAGTTAGAGATAAATAATCATCACCTGTCCATTTATCAAAATTATCAAATGTAATTTCGAATAGTTCTGTATTCCAAGTCCAACCCTTTGGTAATTTCTTAAATTTTGTTTCTGATTTAAATTCGTTAATTGGTATTCCGTTTACTCTTCTTCTTTCGTATACAGATAATAAATCAATCATCGCGCCAGAGTCGGATAAGCAATCGATTACCCCGTATGTAACATAATAATTAGAATAATAATCTTTCGTTACCCAATAAACAATATCGTCATGTTTAAAATCTTTAATTGTATTCATAAAATCAAAACCTTTCTGGCAAAGCTAAAATCTCACTTATTGGGGCGTTTTTATATATTTCTCCTCCAATACCTTTATATTGAGAGCAACAGTTATCTTTTCCATCATCACTAAGGCTCTCCCAAACTATTGGGCAATTACTACACATCATATCAGAATACTGCTCATCAAATTCACAAAGAAAGCAACAACACGCTATCGATTGCCCTGAAAATCTTTCTTTACACCAATTTATTTTAAATTCTTCTCTGTCATAACCTTTCGGACAGTCACCAAGTTCTCTCTGCATATCGCTCCACATTTCTCTATGTAATTTCAATGCTTCTTCTAATGTTAATTTCATTTTTAATCCCCTTTCTTAATAATACTTTTGGAATTTTTCAGCTAAATAATAATCGTACTCTCTCTTTATTTTATTTTTGATTTTTCGTTCGTCCATCATTCTTTTGAACTCGATGTATTTCTCACATTTCGAATGGCAACCGACATTTCTATCCGCACAATCTTTACATGGTGATGATGTGTTAAAATATTTTGGTTTTGTTATTGGTTTAAAATTTGTAGTAATAATCACCATAAAATATTACCTACATTCACCTTTCTTTGAATACTATTTTTTATTTACAATAAATGTTTCCTTATATTCTTCGCGATACCTTCTTTCCGCCTCGCGTTTTGTGTATCCGTAATACTGTTTTACTCCCGCCAACCCGTAAACCACCCATGCACCATGTATATTCTTTTCAGAAAAGTAAATCACGCCAGTATTATACATCTTACATTCTCCTTTCTTAGTGTGGTAATTTTGTATTCGGGTTAAACTTCTTTCCCTCTTTGAATCCCTCGCCGTAAACATTATAATCCATTTCCTTATGTTTCAGTTTATGGTTTTTCGTTACAAAACCTGTCTTCATGTATTCGGAAACTTCCGAGGGCATTTGCATTACTAATCCCCATCCTGCTTCTTTTCCATCCTTCTGCTCTTTAAAAGCGTCACGTATACCATTAACAAATCCTGTGGCGTAGGAATTTTTAACGGTGTTTTCAACTTTCCGCGAGTTACAGCGGTATTTATAAATGTGGTCAAGGTAATACTGACTACAACTATTCGCAGAATCAACAGCGTATTTGAAAATGTTTGCGCAAACATCTACATCGCCATCAAGACCGATAAATAAAACTTCCAACGTCTGCCGCCCGTTTACGGCACAGCCACAACAATAATTCTCAGCTATCGTACAAGCGAGAGTGCCGACCCAACGGCTACCGCGATTGGTATATGTAATTCCAGTCATAACTCTGCGCACTTCTTTGTTTTTAGTTTCCGCAAGGTCAATTTCTGATATTTTATGAGCCGCCATTAACTCTTTTGCTTTAAGTAACGCGGCTTTTGCCTCGTGTTCGTTGTTGCTTTCAGCGAGAGCAAGAAGTTTCTTGATTTTTTCTTTGTAGTCTTTCATATTTTTCCTTCCTTTATATTAACATTCACCGCAATTCTATTTAAGTATCTTATTATAGAATCTATCGGCAATATAGCAATTTCTATTTCATCATCTTTTAATTTTTGATTTAATATGTGTTGCCGCGCTTTTTTTATATCTTCTATGTGTTTATCAACATCATATACTATTCTCATTAATAACCATTTTCCTCCTCCCATTCGCGCAGTTCTTTATCATCGACACTAATTAATAACGGGTCATCCCAGTGACAACCATCCCAACCATTACGATACGCTTCTTTACGTATAGCTATTCTCAGCTTTTCGCTATGCGGAACAAGCATGTATTTATAAACTGGTGGTCTGCCATCCGTGTAAGCCTGATATGGTTCTTCTATAATGTGTCCTATTCTATTAGCTGTCATTATTGGTACTTTCCCGCCATTAATAATTTTTCTGGAATATTCTT